CAAATAATATCGATCCTGCTATTATATCGCATCCTGCTAATTGTAGAATTGTTCTACAATCAGATAATAAGAAAAAACATTCTACTTGTGATATAACTTTATCTGAACTATTACAAAAAATTATTAGATGGGATCAAAAATACAGTGAGCGACGTACCGGGCTCGAACCGGTCTTGTTCTAACTTGGAAGGATAGTGCCATACCTACTAGGCGAACGTCGCTCACTGTACTCTTTTTCTAAAATAACTGGATGCATTTTAAATTTCATGGAAAGAAAGTTTAAAGTTGCAGTTAGCATCCAAAACTGTTGTATGCAAATACTATAACTGAATGCATTAAATTCACCATTGAAAGTAATAATTGCTGTTAGCATTCAAAAACTATAGTATTCGCGTACTATGTTGGTCGGGATAACACGATTCGAACATGCGACCTGACCGCCCCAAACGGCCCGCTCTACCAAACTGAGCTACATCCCGGTAATTTGTTTAAACTGTTGTTTAACTAATGCGTGTATTATACATTGTTTTATGTATTTGTCAACTATTAATTAAACCTTTTTGTATTTGGAGCCAGGTAGGAGACTCGAACTCCTGATGGGTTTCCCCGACGGATTACAAATCCGTTGCAATGGCCACTATGCGAACCTGGCAAATATAACTATTACTAAAACACTTGATATTTAGTGCTTTAGTAATAGCTATCATTTAAAAATGACAACTACTACACTTTCGTTAATGGAGAAAGTTTTCTGTTGTTTAATGGTGTGCTTTTACGCTAAAGACCTGTCTGCGACATCCTAATTAACTCTCGGACATGTTAAGTTTAACTATTAGGAAAAACATCCTTAACATTAGGGGGTACCTCCCTCATCCGTTTAATATAGCAATCACTTTAGACTCGTAACAGCCATTAAGGCATATTGCCGGACTCTATATTAACGCAGTTACATACACTTACAGGTTGCTTTCGCACTGCCGTAAGTTTAAGTATCACTTTAGCAAAGTTTGCGGGTCACTCTTTAAATGATGGCTGCTTATAAGCCTACATCCCAATAAACTTATGTTAATGCAATCAATCTATCAATGTTTTGTTCCATTAATAGCTTGATTCTATCTTTATCAAAATTGTTATTTTGTAAACAGTTTTGATGTTGTAATCTAAACAAAGTTTCTTTTGCTTCGTCATATATTGATAATGCCCATATCTGCGTACCACAAAACCCACTTGCAGCTAACTTGATCATTTGCCATCCGTCACCTTTGATAAACGAATGTTTTCGTTCAAGTTCAGGACCAACATATTTTCTTAGAAACTCATGTGTATCTGATATTCTATTTTCATAGTCTTCATTATACATTACATTTCCATATATTACTAACATTAGAAACCTTTGTTTAAATTGTTAAATGGGGTAACTGCCTTTACGGTAGCATCCTTATTTGTTATATGTTATTTTTCTACCTTTATACCATCCTTCTGGAATATTAGTAGTTTTAGGAATGGATTTATTTTCAATTCCGTTTGTAATCCACATTTTACCATATTGAGAATTTTTATTTCCTTTTTGATGAATAGAACTTTTTTCACCAATAAGTTTCTTAGTATGTTCAGAATGTGTTTTACCATTAAATGTACCAGACCTACCTTTTAATGAATCTGATATTTTTTTAGATATTAACGCAGCAAAAACTGGATCTTCTTTTTTGCGATTTTCAAGAGTAATTTTCCCTCGTGCAAAGTTATCTTTTACATTAGAAGTATATCCATTATTTCCATACAAATTCTTTTTATTGTTGTTTATATAATCAAAGCCGCCACGACCGCCTATTTTAATATTATAAGTTCTAGTACTAGCAACAAATGATTCGTTTACTATTTCAGCTTCTTTATCATACATTTCTTTTGAATTATTAAAAACATGCAATATTTGTTTACTAAACTTTTCAATACCGTATTTTATTTTAGCTCGATTTAAAATCTTACCTGATCCCATATAATCATCATTTATGTCTAATGTTTTATGACAACCTATATAGATTTTATTATTAATGATATTTGTAATTTTGTATATTATGTAATAAGTCATGCATTTAGTGTTAGTAAGGTGTTAACACCTTACTAATCCAATTATTCTTTTAGGATAATGATTTAACGTGCGGAACTTTTATAAAGCATCCTAAACCACACAAACATACTAATTGGCGTCGCTACGGGGAATTGAACCCCGGTTGCAAGGATGAAAACCTTGTGTCCTAACCACTAGACGATAGCGACATATATTGGTGGAGATCCCTGGATTCGAACCAGGTGCCCAGAGGGCATGGATTTACAGTCCACTGCAGTCGCCAATGCCGCTCGACCTCCGACGTTCTTTATTTATACAAGTTCTGCATGATTAGTTGTAGTTGTGACTAAATCTAACACACCTATTTTTTTAGCACGATTTTCTAAAAGTACAATTCTGTTACGAATTTTATTTTTATCACGTCCACGACCTGCTTTTTCAAGTGCTGTCTTAGCTTGAGCTAAGTTTAGCAATTTAAGTCTAGGTCTGCCATTACGTGTTACTTTTGGATCTGCAGTTCTATTTGCTTTACTGATGTTCGCCATCTTGTGTTCCTTTATCTAAATTTTCGTTATTAGCATGACTGCCGTGTGAGTTTGAAATGATTTCTGTTTTGGGTTCTTCTTTCTTACCAAAAATCTTATCCCAGTTATCATCAAACTGAGATTTGCTAACGCTTAATGGTCTTGCTCTACTGCCTTTACCTGCCATAATAATCTCCTTTTGTTATATTAGAACACACTACAATAACGGAGTCGAACCGTATACTAAATTGCGATTTAGTAGTGAACCGCACTACGTTGATCAGACGCTGTAGTATGCTTTAATATAACAACTTTAACAGAATAGCTTGCTCACCATTGAGCATTATCGCTAAGATAGCAATAATGGAATCGAACCATTAAATAATTTGCTGTGACTATTCTAAAATTAACAGGATAGAATTTACTTTTAGATTAAGAGTCCAATGTAAATTGTTGCTGTTACTATCCTAAAACTGTTAAGTCCAAACCAATCTTGCTATTGTAGCTTGCTTTGGATCTTTAAATTGAAATATTATTATGTGAGTAGTGTCTGTTCGTCCACAATGATATTTATAATCAACTTCGTGTACTAAATTGCGTTCCTTGCACCATTTTGATATTTCAAATGCTCTTTTTACATCCCCTGTAAATGTAGCAAATCCTTCTGCATGTGCGTAATCTGTATTCATAGTTACCTTATGTGTTTATCAGAATGCATTTTATTTACCAGTGCGTCTACTCTTTCGCCAAATGCAATATTGCATTGCAGGACTTGCACCTGCACATCGTTAGATACCGGTTTCCATTAAATTATGATGCAGTTAGCATTCTAAATATAGCAGGATCCGTTTAATATACGCGCTCTAACCGTTAAGCTAACTGTTATTACTAACAGTGTAGGATTCGAACCTACATCACGTGCTTCAAATGCAAATTATTTTATGCTGTTTAGATCCTAAAACTTTTAAAACTTATTAAAAAGAACCTTGTAAAGTTTTGGTTTCATCGAGCTGATGCGGTCAACGTTTTACAGACGCCCTTTACTAGTTCCGCCAACATGACTACCATAGTAACTAGAATCAAAGCACTGTAATTGCCTGAAACTCTCACTCATTACAACTTGCAGTCTATAACTACCCACTGTGCCCCTTCCGGAGAACACGTTGTGCTTGCTTGCGCAAAAGTTTTTTCAGTAGTTGGGTTCTTTTTAATAAACTTTTTAACAGGTTCCACATAGTGTTACAAATATGTACGGAACATCTTTTCCGCACTTCTGCAATGTATTGCTGTAGGAAACCTAAAAAACTATTTAACAGAATGTATTTTAGTCATATTCAAAAATGATGTTAAGTTGCTGTTAACATTCTAAAACTATTGTACTACGTAACTAACTGCTTGTCAACACTTTTTTTTTAATTTTTTTAAGGAGTTTTAACAGGTTTCACAATTTTGATCAATTACTCTACCAACTGAGCTAATGTTACAAGTAACATGCAGGAATCGAACCTGCGACACACTGAGATATTAAATTGTTGCTGTAGGAAACCTATTTTCTTTTTGCTAATCTCTTAGGATAGCTAATACTTCATCTTCACGCATAATGATAACTTCATCATCATGTAATTTAATAGGCTCTCCAGCGTGCTTTCCGTATAACACTTTATCGCCAATTGCAACTTTTATTTCTCGGAACTGACCATTATCCATATGTTTCCCTGTTCCTATTGCTAGTACTGTTCCAATTACAGATTTCTCTTTTGAAACAGGTGCAATTAAAATACCACCTTCCGTTATACTTTCTGCAGGATCTTGTCTTACAACAATACGATCGTGCAAAGGAATTACGTTTTCTTGTGTTACTGCCATGTTGTGTACCTTTGTTGTTTAGTATGTGCATATTATACACTAATAAAATTGTTTGTCAAGTGTTTTTTATTCTTTTGGATATAACATTTCACCAATAAGTAAACAACCAAACGATAATATTAAGTAATCAATAGGTGACAACAGGTATCCACTATCATGTATATACATTAATAAAGTTACATAAAACAATATACCTGCTGCTAACCCTTTATTGATCATTTCTTTAACTCATCCAGTCTTTGTATCTCCTTGAAAGCTGCAACTGTTTTAGTAATTGCAATTCCAAATAAAGTTCCTACTGCTAACGCTATCGGTACTAGTGGCATTATTTTTCTCCTTTTAGTAAATTATATAGTATTTCAAATGGATAATATATTCCAAATGCTATAATTAAAAAGAGTGATAGTGGCCAACAAAAGAATCCTATCACAATAAAGTAGTTGCGAAACGGACTATGCTTAACAACTGGTGCATTTGATAAAATTGTAGCACACCCGGCCCCTAATATTAAGTATGAAATACTTAGCATTCCTATCACAATTACATCTGTTGATACCATTACTTAACATCTCCACATTACTACTGGCCAAAAGACCATGCGGTGTGTCCATGACACTAAACTTCCAGCATCATCACTGTTATCAAATGACAACGTTGCAAAAAGTGCACCTGCTATGTAGTACGCTATTGCTATCATTATTAAAAATTCCATTACATTTCCTCTTGGGCTAAAAACCATGTACGTGCTACATATTTAACTCTTGTTATTACATCTTTGATTTCTAGATGGCTAGCAACAAGTGTATCAGTTTCTTCTTTAACAACATCGTCTGCAATCCATTTTAAGAATACAGGAGTGCTTTTAGGTTCAATACTGATGTTGTTTACTTTTAAGTATTCTAAACCTTGAGTAAGTCTAGATTCAGTAACTACTGTATCAGCAAACTCGTTAATGGAGTTAACTTTTTCTACATCAACACTTGCTAGTGTTTTAACTTTAGATGAACTGTGTTTTTCACCTTTAACTTTAAACATAAATCGTGATTGTTCATAACCAGGAGTAACACATTTCCAAACAATACCTTCACCTACACCTTCAACACCAAAGTGTTGAGCAATTGGACATTGTTGTTCTACTGCAACAGTAAGATCCGCAAGCTTGTTTTGCGCAAGCTCAGGTTCGTTAAAGTTGATATCCATTGTGTATGTTTGGAAGTCATAAATTGTAAATAAATTTTCAGGCCATGCTTCGGTATTAAAACCTGCAATTTCTTTAGCATACGCAATAGTATGCTTAAACTCAGTTGGAGTAAAATAAACGCGTTGAACATCTTCGTCTTCATTTTTACCAGCTGACCATGCAACAATGCCAAAGATAATAAACATTTTAGGAACATTACTAATTCCTACACCTTTTTGAACACCTTGCCCGCACCATTCGCCAAAGATAGAATAATGTGTTAAGTTGTAATCAACTTTGTGATGTGCAGCTGAAGTTAATAAGTTAATAAACGTTTCTTTATGTTGTTGTGCATATTTTGCCCAACCATAATTGTCATCATCTATTGTTAAAATACGTTCACGTGATTGCGCCCAAAATTCATTATATTTAGGAAACTCGCAAGCAACGCTAGCATTAGTGCCATGTGCCTTAACAGAACCTTCAAACGTTAAAGTTGGCATAGGTGCAAATGGATCAAAGGTTGGTGCACCATTGTCATCTAACCCTTTAAAGGTAGCACGACTTTTAACTTCTCTAACTACTTGTCTAAATTGATTAATGCTGGGCCATGATTTGTGTACTTGTTTTGACATTGCGTACTCCTGTGTTAGTTAAATAAAAATATATTATATAATAAGTGTTAGCACTTGTCAAACTTTATTAACAAGTAATTGTGCCGCATCACTTTTCCTTAGTGTTAATGAAAACCCACGTAGCTTAATTTCAATCGGATCTCCTAATGGCGCAACTCTAACTACTTGTACTTCTGTATTACGAGTAAGTCCCATGGCTAGTAGTTGCTTACGAGATGTTTTGCCTACATATCCAGTAACAACACCAACTTCATTAACCTTTAAGAGATCTAGTGTCATTAGTGTAATTGTGAAATACGTGTTTCGTTAATGTTAATATGTTCTAGATTGTCAAAGTATCCAGTCCATGGCAGATAGCTAAAGTTAATAGATTGGCCATCTGAAGTATGTAAATACATTTTAATTTTCCCATGGGAGGTACCTTCATCTGGAATAAACTCATAAGTAACATTGTGCGGCTGATTAACTTCGCTAATAAGTTTTTCAGCTTGGTACTTAGTTATGCGCCATGCAGATACAATTTTATCATAATATCCCGAAGCTTCTAAAAACGATTCTAATTCAGCTGCTGATTTATAATCTTTAAATACAGCAATTGGTTCAGATGAACCGCAATGTGCTGATCCAAATGAATTTCCAGTGGACCACTCAACCCATACTACAATCACGTCATCGCCTGCTCTAACATCTAATGTTGTAACGATGTCCGGCATATGATCAGTAAGTTTTACAGTAGATAACATGTTTATATAAGATTCACTCCACTCACCAAATTCTTCTTCAGACTGATAATGGTTAGTACAAGTTCTGTTAATCTCAATACTTAAACCAATATTAACTGGTTTGTCTTCAATTTTATGAATATCATAATCATCTAATGATGGATCAATATATTCTTCGTGTTCGCCTGTGTACGCTGTCATACTTGCCTCTCTATAAAATTGTGTTGTGGTATTGAAAACCAATCTTTGCTGCAATAGCATTTTGGATTTATAGTTTGTCCTTGTGTTGGTATCGGCTGATTTGGCATATAATCAAATGCATCTCCGTACTGGTCTGAAAAACCTAACTCTCTATTAGTAATTGCAACTAAATGTCCTGAAGGACAAAATATAAAAGTACTACGAGGAACATATTTCATTCAAGTCTCACAATAACTACATCTCTATCAATTGACCATTCAGAAAGAATTCGCATTATCTTAATTGGATCGCCACCTGCTAATCCGCAACCTATCATTGGAAATCCAAACTTAGTTTCTTTAGGAAAGTGTTTTCCTATATTATGTAATACATCTTCAAATGCTTGGTAATCAAATGGGGGACCAAATTTTTGTCCGTAATGATACTGTGTATAAGCATTAACTACTTTACAACAAGGAGTTTCTGCAACAGTGAATGTTCCGAGCTTGGCTTTGTCAGCCATGTTAGTAGCACGATCAACTTCTGCAACTTGTGGCCATCGTATTGCAAGTTGTTTAGCAATACCTGCGCCCATTGTATTAAAACAATTACAACCATGCACAATAACATCAAATCGTTCTTGCAATGCTAGTTGTATTAAATCGCCATTTATTACTCTCATAATTCCTCACATACATAAAAAGATTCAGGGGAATCAACTTCCCCTTCATTGTCCTCTAAGTAAAAATCATATAAGTCATATTCTAATTCCGGAATATGTTCTTTCTTAGGTTGATGTACTCCTCCTTTACCTAATATAGGCGCAGGATTATGTCCTCTTATGTAATGCGCTTTCATGATAACTCCTTATGTAAATAATATTTTTGCGTATTATATAATGTACTTATAATAAAGTCAAGGTTTAAGTTTGCAATTATTTCCGTGATATCGTTTCATGCCATTAGATTTTCCTAATTTATTGCAATAAGGGCATATAATTATCTCCATCGGCGATGTTTGAAAAACTTTACCTTTTCTTACAGCACTCATTTTATTGCGAGTCTCTATAGATGGAGATTTGCCTTTATTAGGAGGTATCCTTCCTTTATTTGAATTGCTGATTTTAGATTTGTGTTCTTCTGATAAAGGTTTTCCTTTTTTAGCTACAGATAATTTAGATTTATACTCTATAGACATGTTTTCTTTAGCTTTACTAATTTTACTTCGAGTTTCGGATGTATGAGTTTTTCCTGTATTTGCTATAGCAATTTTAGATTTGTGTTCTTCTGATAAAGGTTTTCCTTTATGCATTACACTAACTGCTTTAGCAAATTCTTTTCTAATCCAACCATAACTTTTATTAGTAGCGCGACCAACTGACATCATATGTGCTGCTTTAATTAATTTATGATTATTTGGATATATCTTTATAAGTACTTGATGTGCTACATAATGAGCTTCAGGTGTTAACTTTACTATATTAGTTGCATGATTAGTACCTCCCATACATTTGGGAATGATATGATGCTTTTCTGTATAATCTGCAATCATATCTTTTGCAGTTAATTGTTCGTATATTTTTTGATAATTCATTTAAATTCCATTTAAGTATAAAAGGCTAAAGCCTAAAACATTCAAAGCTCATATTCACTAACGTTCATATTCACTTATCATGTTTTTATTTTATTTCTTTTTTAATAATGAATAATTATGAATGCTTTTTATATTCATGTAGATTCTTTGTGTCAATATGATACCTAAAACCGGTATCATAAGAAAGGTTTTCATGTGAGTTCCTCTTAGCCTTTTTTTAGATAACGGGTATTTTGTTGTGAATTCTGTTGTTTGGCTCTGTCCTTACCATTCCCGCGACTATTTTTAAGAGCACCTCGTATCATTGTGCTCATACAACATTTAATGAATTCTGTGAATATAACATTCACAACTAATATCACTATTAGTTAACCTATTCCAACTACACTAACGTTATCAGTCAAAGGACTGTCGTTTTAAGGCATCTCTAAGAGGTAGAGTGTAGAGGCCTGACTATAGCAATCAGAACTAGCTACCATCACACATCAGAATGGATTCACTAACGGTATTACGATTGGCCCGTCAACCTTAAGCTATAATTTCAACTAGTATACACTCACTGTTTTCAAAAGTCATCTTTCATTTTACCAAACGATAAATATATTACTATGAAAATACATGAATTATTAGAAAACCACCATGGCTCGTTAGCACGGGATAACGGTGATGTAATCACAATCGGTGATGCAAGAATTGATATCGATACTAAAGCACAGTTTTCACCAAGACCACAATCTGTTATTGAATTCTTAGTTCCTAAAGAATTACGCGGACAAGGAATCGGAACACAGTTACTAACAAAAGCTGTAGCAAAGTATCCAATGTTAGGCGGACAAGTAAGCTCTATAGCATCGTTAAAAGTATTTTGGAATTTAGGGTTTAGAAATCCAAGAATGCCAGAAGCATCGTTTCAAGATCATGCTGATAGAATGAATGAATACAGTTCAGTGTTTATGGCACGTACTAACGAACACGGAGTTCCATATGAAAATACATGAAATAATCTCTGAAGAAATTAAAACAAGACTTGATGCCAAATGCTGGAAAGGCAAACATAAAGAAGGTACTAAAGTAAAAGGTGGTACTAGAGTTAACAACTGTGTGCCAAATGAATCAGTAGATGAAGCAGCAGCATGGCAAAAGAAATCAGGAAAGAACAAAAACGGTGGATTGAATGCTAAAGGTGTTGCTAGTTATCGTAAAGAACATCCTGGAAGTAAATTACAAACTGCAGTAACTACTAAACCGAGTAAACTTAAACCTGGAAGTAAAGATGCAAAACGCCGTAAAAGTTTTTGTGCAAGAATGGGCGGTATGGAAGGACCTATGAAAGACGAAAAAGGCAAACCAACTAGAAAAGCATTAGCATTGAGAAAATGGAATTGCTAAATTAAAATTATGAAAATACAAGAAATTATAAGCGAAGCAATATCAGGTGCTCACTGGATACACGGATTGCACAATGGGTTAAATGATATTTTAGAACAACCGTTAGGACTTACATTTAACTTAGAAACTATAAATGGATTTAATGCCATTGCAGTATACCTTAAAGATATGTCCGACGGCAGGATATGTAGTTTTTATGAGAAAATGCAACCTAGTGATATTATTTACATGTTAGAAGAGATAGTAAAGATAGCACATTATGTTATACAGCAGAAATATGCTAAAGTGTGCGCGGATGTAAGTGGAACAAACTTTTCTCATATTCAAATTCTACCTCAGTCTAATAATCCAGGAGCCCTCGCCTCGGCTGGTTATGACTATGTAACATTCTATGAAACTGATAAGAATGCTTTCCAACATCGAGATATAGATATGCTAAAAGACTTGTTATATAGTACAGAAGCAATGACTGATGTTAACAGAGGATGGAGTAATGCTGAACAAAAGAATCTATATGTGCCTGTGATAACTGATATGTTTCAAATCGAACCTGCATTTAGAAATTTGAAACTAGGTGATTTTAGTTTAGCTGAATTCTTCTTAGACACTAAAAACATAGATACTATGGTTCACGAATTAGTACATATTAGACAACACGCACCTCAATCTAGATATAAAACTAAACGAGTATTTGATAAAGATACTAAACAGCACAAATTGGTTACTAAACAAGGCACTGAATTTAGAAGTAAAGTAGAGCCAAATCAAGAAAAGTTTTATAATGCAATTAGAGATTTAGATAAGTCGCCTGAAAACTATAAAATATATAGTTCGTCGTTACAAGAAATACCAGCACATGCGCATGATGCAGCAGTTAGCGTTATACGTCATTTAGATTTTGCATGGGGCGGTTCGGTTGATGAATATGGCAGAGACGTGTCACATTTAAAATCTCAAGTAAAAGCACTTAAATTGATTATTGCTAATTTGTCTAATGGACCAACCGCGTTAAAAGATGTTTATGGTCACCCGATTAAAATTAGAAGATTTGAATATTTCAGTAAGACATTTAATCATCCTAACGATAAAAAGTTATATCCGGTATATAAAAAATTTGTAAAAATAATGAGTCAAGAATTAATCAATTATTACAATTATTGGAATGAAAAACTTATTAACCTTAGTAAATCAAATGGTCAATAAAAAAGCTGCCCTAAGGCAGCTTTAGTTGTATTTTGGTTAATAAGGCATACATGCCCCAGAGGGGTAGGTTATTAAGCTACCATGTCAGCTGCTTCCAAAGAGAAGTCAACTGTCATATACTCGAATTTAGATGCTTTTGCGTCTATAAGTTTTGCGCTGTTTAGGACAGTCACCTCACCTGTTGCCGTCTCCATTATCTCACCAAGTCGAATCCAATTCATCCCCATTATAAAACACACTATCACTTCCCATTTGAGGGGCAGGAAGTCTACGGCTGTTGCCCCACTCCGATACCTCTAATGTGTTTTATGGTGGAGATGTGGGGTTTCGAACCCCAGTGTTTGATGCCGTCACTTTGAAGGAATTACAACAATAATAAACACACTAAAATATTTAATGTGCTTATTATTGTTAACTTGTGCATATTATAACATAAAAATAATATTTGTCAAGTGTTAATGATAAATAAAAATGTAGTTCACGATGCGCTAACATCTAACTACTCTAAACATTTTTAACTTTTAAGGAACAACAATGTCCAGCAACATTATTTATACCAAACCAATCTGCGCCTGTATTATTTGTAAAAAAGAATTTTCTATTTACGGAATTCATACACATTTTGAACGTGCGCACGGAACACCTGAACAAAAACAAAAATATCCATCTGGTAATCATGGAAGATATAATGATGAATCATATCTTCAAAAAATAAAAACCCCTCGGCATGTAATTACTGATACATGTAAACAGTGTGGTAACACATTTACTTATGAAAAATTAGTGTCTAATACATATAAGAAAGGTTGTAGTAAATCCTGCATAACAAGTTTAAATAATAAAGCAAGAATTAACAATGGGTTTGTGCAACCTAAACATTCTTCCGAAGCAAGAAAACAAGCCTCAGAACGATCAAAAGCATTATGGCAAAATTCTGAATACGCTAAAAAAGTAATGTCGCAATCAAAACGATTTACATCAAAAAATGAAGTCTTAATAAGAGATCATTTTATAAACACTCATCCAGAAGATGAATGGACATTTGGCGGCGGCTTAAAACATAATGGAGAAACAATTGTACGTGATTTATTTTCTAAAAAATTAAAGATATGTTTTGAATATGACGGCATATGGCATTTTAAAGAAGTGCATGGCCAACTTGCTCGTAAGCAGTTAAAGGATAAGTTATTAGAGGAATGGTGTATTGAAAATAAATATTCTCTAATAAGACTTGATGAAAATAAGTTCAACAGTAGTTCAATTGCTGAACTAACTAAAATATTTTATTCATTAGATAAACCTACAATTTTAAAAATTGGTGATAGGTACTAATTACTCCCATCTTAAAACAAACCATGCATGATTAGATTTAACTTGGAATACATGTACGCCAGTGCTACAATATTGTAATAAGAATTCTTTACATTTATTCCTTAACATCCAAGTTAACACTTCATTGTAATCGTCAGATGTATTACACCTGTATACAGGATAGTTATTCCAACCTGGATAAGTTGTTCTTGTTACTTGTTTCTTCATGTTACCTCAGTTAAATGCTTAATAAGAACCAGGCTAAATCTTTTTCAGATTCAAATGTTATGTGACCAAAACCTACATCCATGTTAAGATCACCTTTAAACTTATCTTTAACAAAATTTTTTGTTCTAGGTACTGATGTAACATTTTCAGGTAAGTAAACCTTATCGTGTGTTGCAATATATTGCCATTGTTTAAATGTTAGTTTATGTACTATCAAAATATCTCCCCCGCCCATAGCAAAGTAAATACAAAGAAATCATCTTTATCCATATACCAATAACCAGATTGGTCACGACTTGTTTCATTGGTTATAACAAACTTTGCTGATGTGTAGCCTTGCTGTCTCATAAATTCGTCACACAGCAATTTAGCATCAGGATCTCTGCTCCATAATTCATAAAACTCAGGATAATTATCGTATAAATCTTTTATCTTCATTTAACCCCACTTCAACACAAACCAGTTACGATCTTTCTCTTCTTTAAATTGAATAGTGTAATATAGCATAAACCATCTGCTGTTACTTGTTAATCCAGCAGATGGTCCAAACGTTTCAGTACACCATTCGTTAACTTCTACCTTACTTACACTGTGAGGCAGCCGTGCAGCATACCGTAACCCGCTCATTACGAAACAGTAAGATACTTAATCTGGAACATCATAAAGCGTTTTTTGTCACTAACATCATAGTTCATAGTGTAGTAACCATCGTCATTTTTTAACATGATAACGCCGTACACTTTATCAATCCAATCTTGGAATGGCATTTGGGTAACTGCTTCAGATGCTAAAAACTCTTCTCTTGAATTACGTAACGCATTGCGATAACGATCACGGTGTTCAGTAGTTAGTTCTTCTTTTTTAGTTACAACTGGTTCTTGTTCAAGTAATAAAGACATATAGTTCTCCTATAAAATTAAAAAAAAGTAAAATAGCAACACACTAATGAATAATATATTAAGCTACAGATATGTAGCGGTTTGGTGTTCAATCTTGAGCAAATGTTATACAATGCTTTAAGTGTGTTGCGTATGTTGTATATTATAGCAGTATTTTAAATAATGTCAAACTTTATTAAACCTGTATTTAAATAAATACAATATACAGAGGAGTGCAAGGATGCATGAAGTATTTAAACTTATAGGTGAGTTAGGCTTTCCTATCGCAGTAGCATTTGCTGGTGGGTATTTCGTATACCTAACCATTAAGCTATTGTTAGGTGGAGTGTTAGGAAGTATCAAAGGAATGGCTGGAATCATTGTAGCATTAGATAACCGCGTTAAGACAATGAATCATGACGTCATCCGCATCGACACGATTGTATCAAATGCATTAGGGTTAAAACCAGATGTAGAACGTATATCGCGTGCTGATGGGAAAAATGATGCTCGTCGGGACTAAAAGGAATTAGTATGCATTATTTAGATTATGTGTGGCAGTTATTTGAATTTGGAATGATCTTAGATGAAGAAATTGATCTTGATAGTTTAGGATGGGAAGATGGTTCTTATTTTAGATTAGACCGTACAACTGATGGTAGTCGTCCAGTTTTAAGAAAAGTTAAAGTAATTAAAAAATATACCCCGGGGGAAGAGAATGGATCCGAGTGAATTAGCTGGAGTTGTAAATAAGTACGGTTTTCCTATTGTTATGGCAGTCGGAATGGGACTAATTATAAAATACGTGTGGGAATGGGCAACTAAAGAAGTTAAGCCGGTTATTAGTGAAGCTAATACTGTATTAATTGCTCTTATTGATCGTATTCGTATGTTAGATAATGATTTAATTAGATTAACTCAAAAGGTAAATACCGTATTACATTTACGTGGTAAGATTATTGAAAGTGATCGTGTACTTGAACAAGTTAAAGTAGAGCGTGAAGCATCTAAACAATTTGACAAAGCTGTTCGTATGGACGATCCTAAACCGCCAAAGAAAAAAGCAAAATCTGAAGATGATAATACTGCAGCAGCTGGAGAAAGTTAATAATGAGAGTAAGTGAGATATTAGAAGGTATTGAGTTAGATGAAGCAAGAATACCTACTAGTAAAGAATTAAAAAGTGCGTTAATAAAGAAAGGATACACACCGAGTGAAGGTGGAGAACATATGAAGTTTCATGCACCTGATAAATCTCATCATATATCAATGCCTCGCGGGCCAAAACCATTAAGTATTGGCCTTGCAAGGTCTGTTATGAAAAAAGCTGGAATTACTGACGCTGATTTATAGCTTACTTTTCGTAAGCTATAAATTCTCCTTGCCACGAATCACCTAAGTCTTGTTGTTTCATAAACTCACAACGTTCAATCCACATTTTATAGTACTTGTCCATCTGTCCGCCAAAACTACCTTTCATTGTTTTACAAATAGCAGCAGCATCATCAAATCTTTTTAGTTTGTATAAAATATGCATCATATCATGTTGATCTTTATCTGCACTGTAGTCGGCACCTTTAGTACGTAATGCAGTATAGATTAAATCTGCAACAGTTTTACCTTTTGGTTGTAAGTTGTCTAACATTAAGTAGAAGAAATCATCTTTAGTTCTATTATATGTTTCTGCACCTATAATACACAGTACACCATATGCTTTACAACGTGCTTCTAAACGAGCAGCAGTTGAAACCATATCGCCTAAGATATCATAACTGTGTCTATCAGTAGAACCCATCTCTCCAATAAAGCCAATACCACTGTTACAACCCCAACCCATTGCTGCTGGAGGTAAACCTTGAGCTTCCATGATCTTAGTATATTCGTCTACTGCGTCTAACATTTGTAAACCAACTTTAACAATAGTACGAGCATGATAGTCGTCATCAATAGGAGCACCGTGTATATGCATAGATGCATCGCCTACGTATTTAATAACCATACCGTTGTTATCCATAATTGGTCTACTAATGCTATCCATGTATCCGTTCATGTATTTGCCAAGTCCTGCAACATCATCACCGTAGTGTTCACCAATTGGCGTAAAGCCGCGTAAATCAGAAAATAGCACCGATACATCTTTACGCACACCACGTTTAATTAGTTCTGGATCTTTTTGTAGCATTTCGACTACTTCTTTAGAGCAGTAACCTGCAAATTGTTTTTTGATAGCTAGTTTTTGTGTTAGTTCAGAAACAAACTTAACAGTATAAGCATGAGCATACACAAGGCCAAATCCAGACACAACAAACGTTGCATCCAGTAAAATGCTATAATTGGTGAAAACATAGCTAGCAGCATAAGGAATGCCGCCGATAAACATAATAATAGGAATAAAGCCATAACGCCACCTCGTTAAAAATATAGAACCTATTGCTAATACAATAAATGCTAATAGTTCTGCACCGTCTGCATAGTCTGGTCTAACAATGTTAGTACCAGATACTAGTGTATCTAATACAGCACTTTGAAGTTCATGAGGAAACCGTTCCCCTGTAGCTGTTGCCACTGGGTTGTTGAGTCCTCTTGCGGTAAGACCAACAATAACGATTCGTCCCTCAAAGGAGTCTGGAAGACTAGTGATTGAATAGCTTGTGGGCTTATGTGACCAGTCAATCCAAATTCTACTGTACGGGTCGGTTGCAATTTTTCCAAACTTAGGAATTCTGACAGCTTCAACTCCAAGCTCTGAGATTTTAACTTGGAAACTTGGATCTCCACTCGCGACTCGTAAAGTGTCAAGTCCAAGTGACGGGTATAACTTTCCTTTTGATGATACAACCATTGGCATTCTTCGTACAACGCCATCGAGTTCTGGGAAAGTGTTAACAATACCAGCACCTGCAGTAACATCGTTAAGTTGTTTAGTATTTGCTTGTATGTTTTCATAATTTACAGTAAATGGTTGATCTTCATTTCCTATTACACTAACACCTGGGCGAAATGCAATAGTATCTAATTTTACAGGTTCGTTAGTTGCGGTCTGCGGTAGTACAACAGGAGAAATTGAAATAACGTTAGCTAAGTCTGCATCTCTTTTAAATCTATCTGCATCTGGCATAAAGATATTAAACACTACTAATCCTGCACCTCTAGCATATAAGTCTTCAATTATCTGTGCGTATATGTCGCGAGAGAACGGAAATTGCCCATACTTCTCTAATGCAGCATCGTCAATGTTTACTGTAGTAACTGATGAGTCTTGTATTGGTTTACTTGTAATTAATGTATCAAAGTATCTTAGTCGCATACTTTCTACAAATGACGGATCTGCTATACGTACACCCGCTACTAACATAACTGTTAGTAGCGCAGTCCAGGGGTTTAATAATATTTTTTTAATCATTTTATTTTTGGCACCAAGTTGTCTTTAAATATTTCCCAACAATTTTCCCAAGTCCATCTAAATGAACTTATATATACACGGTGTCTATCAAGTTTTAAACATTCTTCAATTGCTGTTTCTAAGTTAGTATCCATAATACCATTACGACCTTGTTCTATAATATCAATAGGACCTGGCACTGGATATGCAGCAACTGGACAACCTAACGACATTGCTTCAATTATTACAATACCAAACGTATCAGCTGCACTTGGAAAAACAAATACATCAGCATTAACATAATAATCAGCTAACTCTGATCCTGACTTGTATCCTACAAATTCTACTAATGGATATTTCTTTTCTAATCGTTTACGATAAGGACCATCTCCTACAATTTGCACATGATACTTTTCGTTTTTAGATAATACACATAGATCATCTAATGATTTTTCTTTAGACACTCTGCCTACATATAGCAAAACAGTTTTGTCTGAATCTGCTTTGTGTGCAGTTGGTTGTAGTAATTCTCTATCAACACCGCGTGTCCATGGTATAACATTTGGTCTAAACTTATGTTCTTTAAGTTCTTCAACCATTGTTTGTGTAGTAGTTAATACTACAGTTGAATCTTTATGAAACCAACGCACGTATGCGTATGTAATCCATTTTGGTATTCCGTATATTTTTTTAATAAACTCGGGAAACTTTGTATGATAGGACGTATTATAGTTAAACTTACGGTTGCGACAATATCCACGAGCTGCTAGCCCAATTGGCCCTTCTGTGCAAATATGAATATAATCTGGATTGATCCTGTCAATCATTTTTCTAATACCAGAGGTACGGCTAAGTTTTACTTCTGGATATTTTGGAGCATCTATATAACGGAAATGACTAGGGTTTATAATTTCTATTTCATATCCGTTTAATTCTGCTTGTTTTTTTATATTAGTGAACGTAGTCACTACGCCGTTAACTTGATCAAACAAGTTGTCGGAAACTATTAAAATTTTTTTCATTTGATTACCTTACAATTTTCAAAGTGCCAACGTTTCATAGAACTGTTTACTCCTGTTGTGTTGCAATGCGGGCAAGAGATATGTTGTCTATTTTGTTGAGAAGCAGACATTTTAGCTCTAGTTTCTATTGAGTGCGGTTTACCTGTATTATGTGCAGGTTTACCTGTTTTAATGCCTTTATTCCAAGCAGGCTTAGTTGCTTTGATTCCTTTATTTGGACCAGGTTTACCTTTCTTTGAATCACGTATTTTAGATTTAGTTTCTTCTGTACACGGTTTTCCTTGAACTGCTCCACTAATACCGTTTTCAGGTATTAAGTTAGCCCACTCTTTAGATTCTACTATATTATTTTCTTTTGAAAAGGTTAATGCAAATTCAGTTAACATAGTTTTATTTGTATATGGATCTGAAACCCAAATAGTTTCTACAAATTCCCTTCCGTGTGCAGTAATATGATTTTTCCAATGTTTTCCTGATCCTAAATATCTTTTAGGATCTTGAGAAGTAGTTTTGCCGAAATATTTTAAACCTGTTACTGAATGTTGTTTGATATACAGATAAGTTGGTTTTATATCTATATAAATAATTGTGCTGGGCATTAGTGTCTCCTTAGATAACATATATAATGTTTAGTGCTAGTGGATGATAGTGCATCGCGACTAGCTTTTTTTATTTAGTAAATTGTTATTATGATTTTGTACACTCGGCAGTAACTTTAAACCAATCAAATTTTACTGTATATGTTAGTGATGATGCTACATGCACACACTCTTGTTCTGTAGGAAAAAACAATTTCATTCTTCCAGGCACGTCTGTTGGATCGTGTATGTTAACTACTAGCATTATTAATGTCCACATTACTTTTTATCTCCGTCCAGTATATAATTTCCCATTCACCTGTGTGGTGTTCAACTAATGCTGACATAGATTCAACCCAGTCACCATCATTCATTAGTATAATGCTGTTAATCTCTTTAATAAGTGGTGTATGTGTATGTCCACATATTACACCGTCATAGTTTCTTTTTTTACAGTAGTCAGTTAAGTTAATCTCAAACTGAAAGATAAAATCTACAGCCTTCTTAACTTTATGTTTTAGGTATTTACTTAAACTCCAGTATCCGAACCCTAACTTGTGACGCACCCAATTAAAATGATTGTTAAGTCCTAAGATAAAGTCGTAGCCTTTATCACCTAAGAAACCTAACCATGGTGCTAATCTAGTTATACCGTCAAACAAGTCGCCGTGTGTAACTAAGTAACGCTTTCCATCTACGCCAATATGATCACACTGATTAACAATAGATATCTTTCCAAATGATATTCCTAATCGTAGCATAGGTCTTAAAAATTCATCATGATTACCTGCTATGTAGATAACTTGAGTGTGTTGTCTTGAAATTTTTAAAAATCTACGTATGATATCAGTATGGCTTTGTTTCCATCTTAGTTTATTTTGCTGAACTTTCCAACCATCTATAATGTCACCTACTAAGTATAGTGTTTCGCAAGTGTTATGTTTAAGGAAGTCGTTAAGTTGTTCTGCTTTACAATCTCGAGTACCTAAGTGTATATCCGAGATAAAGATTGATTTATAAGTTTTAAGTTTTTTCATATTATTTTTGATGACTCTCTAATGCAGAAATACGCCATTCTAAAACTTTAACTGAACTTTTATTGTCTGCAGAACGTTCAATGTTTTCAGTTTGCAAGGTTAATAAATCTTGACGTAGTTTTTCACGAGCTAGATCTAATCTGTTATTCATTTAGTGTAATGCATCAGCAGTAACTATAGTTTGATTTTTTGCCTCTAACATAGTAATGCGTTCATTAGCACTGGACAATGAGTTAATTAAATACACTATACACGAGAATAAGATTGGTATTAGTGCAAACATTATCTTTTCAATAAGTGCGCCTCTTGAAGTTTCCATATTAATTCCTTATTTACATTTTAATTTCCTAATAGCCTTAACTAAAAGTTTTTTTTCTTTCCAGCAACTTAATATTGGCTCGTCTATTCCACAGTGTATAAAATATGCACCGGGACTATCCTTCCATCGTTCTGTACTAGACCAATATTCGTCTTTTAAAAATTCAGTTGGATATTCTACCGAAAGTTGACCTAAATCGTATATATTTGGCAATTGCCAATCTGTATGCCCGTATGTTGTTAGACTCTCACAATATTTGATTGCTGCATACCAGCTTAATCTTACTTCTGTTTCTTTTGGTGCAAGTATTAAATGCATTGTTCGCTCCTTCAATAAAAATTATTGCCCTTGTTGAACTTGAATTGGTGCGCATCCTCCGGCTGTAGCACAATTAAAGTTTATTGAGTAGTACTGTTGAGTAGCACCACTCTGTTGTAGACTTAAGTCTACTGGTTGTCCTGATAAGGTAATATCAGTTATATGATTTGCTGCACCTTGTTGTAATACATCAACATGTTTATTACCACCAGATAATTCAATATTAGCATAATAATTTCCACTACCCTTTTGTTGTAAAATTAAACTGTTGTTATTATCAGTTATATTTATAAAAGCACCTTTACTAAACCCGGCAGTATATGTATCTTGATCTATACTAAGCAAATTAGAATTGCCATTTACTGTTAAGTCAATAAAGTTTACTTGTAAGTTATTGGCTGCAGTTTGATTAATAGTAGTAGTGTTAGACGAGCCATTACTGCTGTAATTTACATAATTGTTGTTAGTACCTTTTTGATCAATTGTAATCTTGTTATTGTTTCCTAACTGATCTATATATACTTGATTGTCAGTAGTTGATCTAGATGTAAAAGCCGTTACTTTTGCAGTATTAGCAGGAGCGGCATTAAATGAAGATCCACTGCCACCGCAGCAATATACACTTGGAAACGTAGTCCATGGTAACGTACTTCCTAAGTCAATGCTAGTAGTAGGATCATTTTGATCGTACAAGAATGTTATTTCTGCAATTTGCATAGAGTTAGCAGCACCTGCGTCTTTAACAATTGGAAACGTTATATTATAATACACGTATGCTTCTGTATTGTTAATAGGGTATACTGGACTAACTGCAAGTCTATTATTAGGTAATGCAATAAGTTGAGAAGTTATTAACGTCCAACCTCCTGATGTATCATTACTTCCAAATAAACTAAAACTAGCAGGATCTCGTTCTGGAGAATCATTTGCTGTAGTAAATTGTACTTGACTAATAACTTTACCTTGTGACAGTTTAAGCATAACACCTGCATTAAGTTTATCAAAGTTAAGATACTTAGTTCCGGGATTACCGTCAAACGCATTACTAAAGAACTCACCACCTGGACTATTCATACTTGATGGAATATATCCTAACATTAATGGTCTAAGTGGTACATAGTTAGGAACAGCATCTACATTTGAATACCATAACAACAATATGAAAAATAAAATTCTCATCGTCTTAACACTCCAGTAGTTTGTGTAATACTTATTGTATTACCGCCACTGCTGTCGCCTATTATTGTAGATGCAGCAGTATCATTTTGAATAATAGATATAGCAGTATTAGAAGTATACCCTTGTGTTTTTATTTCAGCATAGTGTTCATCTGGGGTTATACGATATGCAGTACCTTTACCTTTTTGTGTACCGTCTGCATTAGGTTGTTCCCACATTACACATACATGCGATGTTGGGTCGCAAGGTGCAATAGATTGTATAGTTTCTGCAATCTGTTCTATTCTAGCAGCAATAGTTTCTTGAGTTTTAGCTACTTGATTTGCTAATCGTCTAGTTGCTTCTTTTTCTAAATCTTCTTGTTCTTCATCTTTCTTTGTTCTAGCTGCTTGTTTAATTGCGTTAACAATTTCTTTTGGCGCAGAAATGATTAAGTTATTATTGATTTTAGATTCTACCAAACTAATAACTTCCGGAGCAGTTGGCATTGCAGTTCTACTACTAACATAAGTTGCATGAAACGCTTGATCTAAAGTAACTTCCCCTGCATCATTTGTAACTACAATTTTACCTACTTTACAAATATTCTCTTGTAGTTCGTATTGTTTAACATCTTTTTCATCTTTACAACTTGGAAGTAGTACAATAAGAGATTGACCAGTTTCATCTACTGTCATAGTAAAGTCAGTACCACGTACTGCAATTGTAGCAGTGGGAGTTTGTATACCTACTTGCTGTGGATTAGCTTTTGCTATTTGACCACTTGCGTATCTAACAGTACCTAATCCAACTTTTAATGCAAGTTTACCTGCATCTGATTGTTTTGGATCGTATACAAAGTCATCTATTACTAATCTACTATTCTCTGTAATTTTAACTTTTGTTTCATCTTTAAATAAAATGTTACTAACACACCCGCCGGTAATGTATGCATCCATACTTTCTATAGATGCGCCTTTATCACCTGCAAGTTTTTCTTTGTTACGTTCAATGCTGCATGCAGTGCCTTTAGCGTCTGAAACTGCACCAATTCCTGCATAAGCATTATTAACAACTAATAATAAAAAAACTAAGAACCACATATTACCTCGAAACGGCTGTATTTGAATTTACAATACTGCTTGAATTAGTTGACCTTACAGTAATTGTATTATGATCTCCAATTGTACTAATATCTATCATAGAATCGTTAGTACCTTGCTGCTGTGTTACAACAGAGTTGTAACTCCCAGTAAAATCTTGTACTAGATGATGCCCGATACCTCCATCGTCTTGTTCGTTAATGAAACTGTTAAACCCGCCACTTACTGTTGTATCTACTACACCGTTAGTGCTATTTAATCGTGTTGTAACTTCATTGTTACTGCCATTAATATCAATTGTACTATGTATGCTACCTTTAGTTAAACTTTGTATAACATAGTTTAAATCACCAGTAATTGTTTCAGTAACAACATTAGCATTTACTGGAGTACCAAGTCCAATGTTAAGTAACGTTTGATTTTGATTACCTTTAATGATACTAGAATATATATTATTTGCTCCGCTAATATTATATTGTGCCCAGTTAGTATCTCCAGTGTGCGACAATGTTACTTGGTTAGAATTACCCGTAATAGTCGCATAATTTGATGAGCTTGCAGCAGCTGGTACAAAAGCTGTAATAGTGTTACTGGAACTATATAACAAAGGATTGTTAAGAGTTGTACCACTAACGTTATTAGCTCCGCCAATCTGATCAATAACGATTGTATTTGCATTTCCGACTTGTTCAATGTATACATTGTTTACTCCTGTACTTGCTGCAAACACTGGACTACTTATTAGTAGTAGTAGTATTAGTTGTTTCATTTTTTAGCTCCTGTGGCGCTTCTTTAAAAGCCCAATGACCTTTCTTAGCACCTTCTTTAATAGTTTCGACCACAGCGGCTTGAATAGCTTTGTTAGTCGCTTTGTTAATACTTTCATTTATACTTCCGCCCACTTCTGTTTCTAATGCTTTAGTATCTGAAGAGAACATTCTTAATACACCGACTTTATCCATATAACTTAGTACGGTTTTAGTTACTACAACTGATGTTAGAATTTCACCAGATGTTACTGATACAATTCTTAAACTTACTGTAACAGTATCGCTTTGATATTGAGTTTCACCACCTATGCCAAATATCCTTACACCTGCTCCGCCTGTGATTGTATTTGAATCGTAGCCAACAACTGCGCCTTCTGCAATAATTCCAGCAAATGTCATAGCTGGTAATGAAGTAGCATCTTTGCCTTGGAACTGTTCGCGTGTTTGGCGAATCATTTGACGCTCTTTAACTAGGTTGTCTAAGCCAACGCGTTCTAGTACTACAAACCAACGACTATCACCGACTTCTTTTAATGACTTGATTAAATAGTTTTCAGCACCTTGAGTAATTGCAGAACTTAAACTAGCAATGTTTGGTATTGATTTGCGTTGTCCAGTTTTATCCGTAAAACCGTATACTGCAATTGGAATAGGTCCACCTTGCGGCGGAGCTAAATAATTTTCTTCTTTTTTTAAATACGGTGTATTGTCAACGATTGGATCGTCAAACTGTTCACCTGTTATAAGTTTTTCAATTGAACTACTTGCTGCACATCCTTGTAGTAGTAGAATAATTGCTAATAATAGTAATTTTTTCATAGTTACCTCAAAAATAGAAAGTACCGGCCGGTACTTTCATTGTTGTTGTTTGATTTGGATTACTATTACTTGTAATATTGATAATAATTAGTCCATTATCTGTACCTGATCCTAATCCCCATGTAACCGTGTTTCCACCTAAGTCTGGAATATTTCCACAAGTTGCACCTGGGATAGTACATGTAGACCCTTCGGCAAACATGCTATCAGTAAGTTGTTTTGCTAGTTGTGAATAGATCCTTGATTCTAAGTTTGCTAAGAATTTAGCCGCTGGCGTATTAGCTGCTGCTGATGCTGCTTTAGCTGCTAATGAATCTGCAAGTGATTTGTTTTTTTCAACACCTTGTTGTTCTAACTGTTGGATAGTTAGAATGTGATTGCTATACCCAATTCCGCTAAATGATGGACTATTAAATGAGTGTTGGAGTTCAGCAGAAAATGCTGATGATGATACTAGTAGTAATAATACTAAGATTTTGTTCACTTCTCTCTCTCTCCTTGATAAAGTTACTAACGTATTTACCTACAAAAAGAGTAAAAATAAAGCCAGCAGAAATAATGATAAATATAGAATATGATTAAGGATACAACATGAGAATTTCTGAATTACTTGAAAATGATGGACAATTAGGACTTCCGTTTCAAGATGAACCTACAGATTTACAACCAAGAGTAAAACAAAAACGTGTTAAAAAAGACTACGGTCAGACACCTGAAAGACCAGAATTAAGATTTAGTTTAGAAGATCATCCAGAATTAAAAGCTGCAGCTCAAGCTGTTAAAGCTGGAAAGATGTCTAGAGCAGAATATACAGCATTAGTAAAAAAATATAAACCAGTAAGACCGTATGATTATGTTCCTACACCTGCAAGTGAAAAAGATATGAATCGCGGGTTAGATGCTGATAAACGTCATAAGATTAATTCACATATTGCAGACGGTGATGTGGTGCAATTACGATTAGACATCCCTGCGTATAATCATAAAAATGTGTGGGTTCCAACTATTCACAATAAAGCTGGAATTGCTATTTCTCATAGAGGAGCAGCAGTTATTAATAATGTAACCATTAAGTTACCGCAAAAAGGTTCAATGAACATTGCAACAGGCGAAACTAGTAAAGTTCCAATTGCTACTCTAAAAGGTTTTTGGGAAGAAGTATCGCCTGAAGATGCAAAGACAGAAGCAATGGCTGCGTTACATGATAAGAATTGGGCTCAGGTAGGTATGGATCCTAAACGACATGCATTCTTCTATGATAGAAAAACTGAAAGACCTATTATTGGTGGATCACGTGCTGTACAAGTAGGACCGTTAGTGTTAATTAAAGATCCTATCTATGACGATGATGGTGAATATATTTACGAACGAAATAAAAGATAAATAACTTTAACAACTTAGGACCGTCACAGTTATCTGTGCCTAAGGCGTCAAGGTTGCCCTACCTAACAGTTTGAGATTCGCTACCTCTTACAACTGTAAACAGGGCTTTTTTTTGACTAGACTAATCTAGCTCTATAATCGTCTAAAGTTTGATAAATTGATTTTAAGTATCTACGATATGCTTTTTCGTATCCCGGTTCGGCTCTACCTTTAAAATCACTATAAGTATGTGATTGTTTTGATATTTCTTTTAAGAATACATTAATAGCAGTGGATTGTTCTTGAGGTGATAGTTTATGAATCTTACTAATTAGATCTGATGCCGCTTCTTGTGCGTATGCTGCGATTTCGTCAGGTTGTGATTTATATATTTCTCTAGCACGAATCTGTTCTTCTTCACTTTTAAATTCATCTTGTATTAACGCTGTAAAGAATTTAATTTTATCTCTTTCAACATATCCATGTTTGTATTCGTATCGTTGTCCGTGACTTACTTGTTTAGCATGTGTTACTTCGTGTAAGAATACAGAAGTTAAGTGATTAATGATAGTGTTAATATCGTTAGCATCGATATTATCAGTATAATGTTTAAATAATAATTTAATTAAGTTTGCAATTACTTTTGGAGCAATTGTTATAGTATTAGTATCTTCAATATATTGTCCAGTACCTTGTGCTAACGATTTAAATTGTATAGTAACATCAGTATTTGTTATTTGTTTTGCGTAGTGTGTTAGAATAGGTTTAATAGAATTAACAAATAACGTATTGTACTTAACCATAAA